GTGGCCAAGTCAAGGTTGAAGGACAGGAAAGCTGAAGCGGCGGAGGCTACAGCGGCGGCGGAGGAAGTAGTGGAGGAGGCGGAGGCCCCAACGTCCAAGGAAGAGGACACCATGGGGTTCATGGCCAGGCGCTACATGGACCTGAAGAAACAGATCAAGACGCTGAATGACGGCGTCTCCTCCCTGAAGAAGGCCCTGGTGGAGCGGGTCATGGCGGAGGGATCCAAGGACGCCAAGGGGTCCTTTCACGCCACGGGAGACGGCTTCCAGGTTGACTACACAGCCAGAACGTCCATCTCCTACGTGGAGGAAGCGGAGGACATCCTGAAGTCCATTGGTGTCTGGAAAGAGGCCACCACGCGGGTCATAGATGACGCCAAGATTGAAGCCCTTCATGAATTGGGGAAGATCTCTGACGCGGACCTGGCCAAGCTTCTCCAGAAGGAGATCAACTATGCTCTTTACGTCAAGGATCCGTCAGAAAAGAAGAAGTGAGTTCTTGACCAACGGAGCGGGACTGTGTGACCTGTGCCAGGAGGAGAAGGCGGCTCCTTCCCCACACTGGCACACACAGGAACCGGAGACCTTCATGGTGTTTGACCCAAGGACCTTCAAGGAGGACTACGAATTCTTCAGCCACGTCCAGGAGGCCATGGCGTGGGAGTTCTGGGAGGATGTGGTGGCCTTCACCTATCCTCTGTGTGACTTCCCACACCCCCCACGGGTGGCGAACCTTCGGAGCTGTCAGCCCGTCTTCATGGACATCATGAACAAGGTGAAGCCCAAGCTGGTGGTGGTAGTAGGGAAGGACACGGCCAAGTCCCTCTTGGGTCACGGGGTCTCCCCTCCAGACATCAGAACGCTGGCGGGACAGTTCATCCTTCCTGATGACTTCGCTGTGGACGGATACCTGACGCCCTTCATGGTCATCAGGAGCCCGTCCTTCATCCTGGAATTCGGGGATGACGCGGCGGCGGCTGAACTGTTCGCGGACCACCTACAGAGGACGGAGGAACTATGGAAAACGCTTCCCATGGAGATCCAACAGAAAGCAAGATAGACAAAAGAAAGGAGAAGCTGGTCAGGCTCCCTGACGGGACCCAGATCAAGGTGTTCTCCAGGTTCATGGTGGCCCAGGCCCTTGGAAGAACGGTCAGGACCGTCAGGGCGTGGGACAAGAAGGGGATCCTTCCTGAACCCATCTTCAAGCTACGGGATGGGAGGCGCTGGTATTCGGCCCAGGAAATCAGGATCTTCAAGATGTTACTGGAACAGGAAGGGCTGAACCGTCTTGGCGCGGATGGTCGGATGAAAAAGGCTGGAAAGCCAATAGCCCAGACCAATTTCAAGAGGCGGGCGGCCCTGGAAGTTAAGCGGTTGAAGAAGGAGGTCAAAGATGGCAAAACGGCGGCTCTTGCGTCCCCAATCTAGTGGTCAGGCGAAGGCCAAGAACACCCAGATGAAGGCGGGACAAGGGAAACAAGATCTTGGGTTTGTTGAAGTGAAGATCTCCGTGATGTTGTATGGAACGGGGGTGGCGGCGGCTTGTCAGATCCCCTGTGAAATGAACGAAATCACGGACACCTTCTCCCAGGCGTGGGAACACGTTGAACGGGAGCTGGCCCCCAAGATGAAGGAAGTGGCTGAACTGGCCCAGACACTACAGGTCAGGTGATCACATGAACACAGAAACCTACACAGAATTCCTTCTGATAGCCAGGAACCCAACACTGTCTGACGGGGCCAAGGTCACGCTCCTGGAGCTGATCCCCCATTTCACGGACGGGCGGCTTCCGTCCACGTCAGAGCTGTCTACCCTACGGGAGCTGGACGCGGACACGATCAAGAGCCACATGGACGAATTGACCAGGGTCAACATCCTGGTCAGGGTTCCATCCAACGGGGCCAAGCGGTCCTTCAGTTTCCATGAAGACGGCCTGGCTGTGGCCCTGGGCTTCCCCAACATGGAGGCGGTAGACCTGGAGAAGCTGAAGGCTGACGGGGTCTCCAAGCCCCCACAGGACAAGAAGAAGCCCTACCTGAAACCAGCTAGGAAGATGACCCCCAAGGACCTTCTGGGGTTCTTCTACTCCCTGTACGCCAAGGAGATGGGGGAGCCCTACACAGGGGAGAAGCGGGACTACAACAGGATCAAGGCTCTGATCTCCAAGTTCAGTCCCTTCATCGTCTACCAGGGGATCAGGTCCTTCATCGTGGACAGGGAGATCCTGGGCGTGGAGGAGGTCTCCATCAAGGGCCTGTTCCAGAAACACCAGGGTCTCCTTCACGGTCTGGATGACCACTACGAACCCAAGGAATACTCCCAGTGAATTTTTGGCCCTATATATGTACGCGCACGGGCGCGGGCGCGATAGATCCTATAAGTTCTGAACAGGACGTTAACAGAGTAAAGACCCCACTAGAACACATAGGTGGGGATAGGATCTTATACTGACATAAAGGCCATCATCTCCCCCCTACGAAGTAGGGGGAAGAGAGGATGGCGGTTATAGCGGCCCGCGTCAAGTAAAAAGTGTAAAGGAGGAAAACCAGTGGAGGAAGTCAGAGTAGTCACCTTCGCTGAATTGAGGGAAGCGGGAATTCCAGCGGAGTTCTACGGGGCGTCATTGCAAACCTTTTCCGGCCCGGCCCGGGTATCCAAGGCGGCGGGGGACTTTGTTGGTCTCTTCCAGAAGGAGCCAGAGGCGTCTGTTGGTCAACACGTCTACTTCCAGGGCGGTCTGTTATCCCAGACCAGGCTAATAGGGGCCACCATGGTGAAGGGCGTCCTGTCCTTTGGACTGACGGCCAAGTTCGTCTCCCCCATGTCCATGTTGACGGAGGTCTTCGGATCTGTCAGACCGGCTGAATACAAGCCCAATGACCTAGTGGTCAGCCACTACGAAGACGTGGACCTGGTGGTCTTTGACCTGGTGGATGTTGGGGACGCTAAGGACTGGCGCTGGATCATCCTTCAGAAGGTCATCCTTCGGAGAGTTGAAGAGGGAAGGCCCACGTCCATCCTGTCCCATCTCCCTCCCATGGTCATGGGTCAGGCCAAGCCAAGTCTGTCTGACTGTGTTGGAGAACGTCTTGGGGTGGCCATAGCTGACCTGTTCAAGATCGTCAGGTGTGGGGACTCCAAGGGCTACAGGGACAAGCTGGTCAAGAACCTGGAGGGGTCCAATGTTTGACGATCCTTGGGACGCCATACACCCCAGACCTGTGATCCTGGTGGACGCCATTGGCGTGGTCTACACGCCAAAGAAGTCAAGGATCCTTCGGAAGGTGACCTACGAAGTTCCCATGATCGTCCGTCAATGGCTGTTTGACGTGACCAGTTTCTACTACGTCTACCTGTTGGTGGACAGTGATAAAATGAAGGCCAGGCTCCAGGGGAGCCCACGGCCAGCGGTCTTCTTCACGGACTTCCTGGTGGTGAAGAACCAGGCGGATCTGAAGAGCTGGATGACCACGTTCCGGGGCTGTTTGGTCATCTCCAACCTTCCCGTGAAGTGGGGCGTTTCTGTGAAAGGAGTGAACACCTATGGCGATACTGAAGACGCCATCAAGAAAGCGGACCAGTTGGCCACAGTTAAAGGAGCGGATGTCTACATGCTCCAACTGCGTTCTATGCGGGGGACGGACTAACGTGGTCATGGGGAAGGGCTTCACTGACGCCAGGATGGTCCTGGTGGGGGAAGCCCCTGGAGCCCATGAAGACGCGGCCGGTCTTCCCTTCGTGGGACCTTCAGGCGTGGTCCTGGACAAGATCCTGAAGGGGCTTGGGCTGAAGTACAAGGGAAAGAACGTCCCAGAGGACAGGCGGGTCTTCCTGACCAACGTGGTCAGATGTAGGCCACGGGATGGACAGAAGAACAGAGCCCCAAAGCCTGACGAAATCCTAGCCTGTAGGCCATGGCTTGAAGAGACCCTACGGATGATCAATCCCAACATCTTGGTCATGATCGGGCGGATCTCTGAAGCGGCCATCATTGGGCGGCGGGGGTTCTCCTACCCCATGGTCATGGGGAACCTGGTGGTCTACGAAGTGACCCACCCGGCGGCCTACCTTCGGAACACCAAGTCCTTGGACAAAGACATGGAGCTGTGGGACCAGATAGCCAAGGACCTGGAGGACTGTGTGGCGGCTGGAGCCAAGAGGCCAAGGTCAACCTATACGCTCCCGCTACTCCTCCACGGAAGGAAGGAGGCGTCCAATGGCTGACATGGAAGTTGAAGCCCTGGCTAGTTTCTATGACAGTTCACAGGCGGAGCGGGCTGACTTCCTGAAGATGTCCCAGGGGATGGACCTGTTCAAGGGGCGGATCACGGAATGGACCTGGATCAGGAATTTCTTCACTGACCACGGGACGATCCCTTCCAGGCGGCTCTTCCTGAATAGCTTCCCTTCCATCAAGTTCCCGGCGGAGACGGACCCCCTGTCCTATTGGGCTGAACAGCTATTTGAACGGGAGAAGTTCAACAGGCTGAAGGACCTGATGGGAGAAGTCAGGACGGACCTGGAGTCCCTGGATGAAGACGCGGCCACAAAGGCGTCCCAGAAGGTGTTTGAAGCTGTGGCCAGCCTTCAACAGGTCTGGGAACAGAGGCGGGACGTGAACTGGTCAGACCAGGAGGCGGAGAAGTGGGACAGCTACACGCGGCTTCAGGAGGAGCTGAAGCGGGACGGCCTGACGGCCCCTTGGAAGACCCTGGAAAAGCTGATCCCAAGGTTCAGGCCCAAACAGTTGGCCACGATCATAGCCAGGACATCAGTGGGGAAGACTTGGATGACGCTGGTCTTCGGTCTTCACTGGTGGAACCAAGGGGCCAAAGTAGTCTATATCTCCAAGGAGATGGGCGCGGAGGAGATAGCCCAACGGGCTGACTGTATGAATTTTGGGCTGTCCTACACGCGCTACACGCGGGGGACGCTGACGGCGGAGGAGGAACGGAAGTTCAAAGCGGGGATCAGGAGGCTGAAGAGCGGGAACAAACCTGACTTCATCATCGTGGATGACGAAGACCTGGATGAAACTGTGGGCGTTCAGTCGGTCATAGCCAAGATCCAGGAATACAGGCCAGACGTGGTCATCATTGACGGAGCTGATCTCTTGATTGGAGCGGACAAGGCGGGGCTGGCGGAGACAGGGGTCAAGGTGGCCAGGATGATGAAGCGGGTGGCCAAAGCCAAGAACGTGTTCATCTTCCAGACCTTCCAGGAGCGGAGGGAAGGGGGAGAACAGGAAGGAGGAAAGACAGGAGGAGGACTGGGGACGGTCTACTACGCTGACGCTATCACCCATCATTCAGACTGGATCTTTGAACTGGGCGGCGTCAGGAAGGACCCAGTCAGGAAGTTCAAGGTGGAGAAGGCCAGGAACGCGGGACTGGGGGAGTTCCACATCAGGTTCCTGTTTGACCCCCCATGTTTTGACGAAATACCCCCAGGGGAGATCAAGCCAGAAGAGAAGCGGAGGACGGACACGGTGTCCGTCCAGATAGAGAACGAATTCAAGAAGCTTCGGGGGAAGTCATGACGGCGGCCCAACTGATGAACCTGTGTGAAGCCTTGGGGATTGAAGGTCTCCATCAGCGGACCACGAACATCACGGGCCTGTGTCCTGTCCACATGGAGCGGAGGCCATCCTGGGGGATCTCCTTCACCAAGGAATATCACCCCTGGAACTGTTATTCCTGCGGGGCCAAGGGGACGCTCCCCTGGCTGGTCCAGAAGGTCATGGCGGTCACCAAGGAACGGGCGCTGGAGTTCATTGGGAAGTTTGGATCATGCCGGGTTCCAGAGTTCAGCGGAGAAGTTCCAGAATTTGAACGGCGCTGGAAGAATGAAGAGATCCAGGTCACACCCCCGTCCCTCTTCAGGCCCTTTGAAGTTCACAGGAAGAAGGTGGCCCTTTGGCTAGTCAGGCGCGGGGTCTCCCTATCTGTGGCGGAGGACTGTGGGTTGGGTTACGATCCGAAACAGAACAGGGTGATCTTCCCCTGGTGGGATGACGCGGGGAAGAAGCTATACGGGATGACGGGGCGGCTACGGTCAGGCCACGGTCCCAAGACGCTTCCCTACTTTGGTTTCAAGCGGGGGCTGACGCTCTTCAGGCCCCTGGTCTGTGAAGCCAAGTCCAAGGAGCCCCTGGTGGTGGTGGAAGGGGAGCTGGACGCCCTGGCGGCGGCGGCCCACGGCCACCCCAACGTGGTCTCCACGGGCGGGGCTCCCAGTAGGAGACAGGCGGAGCTGTTGGTTGAATACGGCCAGCGGATCATCCTGATGTTTGACAATGACGAAGGAGGAGAACAGATGATCTCCACAGTGGACGGCTGGATAGGAAGGAGGACGCGGCTGTTCAGGGTGGACTACTACGCGGGAAAGAAGGACCCGGCGGACATGACCAAGGACGAATTCCACACGTCCCTGAAATCCGTCCGGCTGGTGGGTCTATAGACATTTTTAACTTGACAGCGTCAAGGAATAGGTTTACACTGTAGGAAACTGTCCCATCACACGTTCCTACACGAAAGGAGAACACGATGTCACAGGATGTCACCCAGACCACCTTCCAGGGGAAGACCAGAGGTCAGATCAAACGGCTGGCCAAGGCCCTGGGATTGACGGTCTACAAGAGCCAGGACGCCACCATGTTGGCGGAGGCTGTTCTGAAGGCCATGGCGGAAGACGCGGGGGCCTACGAAGGGCTGTCTGAAGACCTGAAGGAGCTGGCTGAAGCTATCGGGTTTGAAGTCCTGGAGGAAGATGAACTGGACGATGAAGAGGAAGAGGACGGGGAGCCCCCGGCGTCCAATCTTCCCCGCCACCTTCTTGGGGCCAACGAACTGAAGAAGGCCCTGGCGAACCAACAGGCGGCCCAGTCTTCAGGGAATGTTCCCAGGCTCTTCATCAAGGACGGCCAGACCAAGCTGGTCAGGTTCAGGGACAACACCCAGATCACGGGGATCTACTACCACAGCCTGAAGATTGAAGGGCGCTGGCGCTACTTCGTCTGTTCAGAGGGAACGGAAATCCCTGAAGACAGGCCCGTCAACTGTGCGTTCTGTGCGGCTGGTATCGGGCGCTCTGTCAGGGCTGTCTATGAAGTCATTGACAGGGAGGAGTGGACGGACAAACAGGGAGTCACCCACAGCCACACCCCCAGGCTGTTTGAAGTGACCCAGAAGCTTCACGCCAACATCCAACACATAGCCAAGAAGGGAATGTTGACGGATCGTGACGTGGAGATCACCAGGAACGGGGTTCAACAGGCCCAATATATCGTTCTCCCTGATCCGGAGCCCACGCCTGAAGTCCCCTCTGGTGTGGACGTACCCCCACGGCTCCGTGACAAGCTGGCGGAGTTCTACACCCCGCTGACGAAGGCGGAACAACAGGCGGCCATAGCCCAGTCCGGCGTGAATGGGAATGTGGCGGAACAGGAGGATGTCTAGCCATGGCGTTCACGATCCAGATAGTCCATGACCACGGCCAGGTGGAGGTCATAGCGAAGGGCGCGGAAGCCTTCGTGGTAGCCTTCCAGGACAACAAAGGCGGGACAGGGTTCAGGTCCAACATAGCGGACCTGGGACACCTTGGTCTCCTCCTGGACCTTGGGAAGGACATGATGGTCATCCAGAAGGCCAAAGGGGAGGGACAAGCCCAGAAGCCTTCAAAGGTCATCCCTGTGACAGGGGCCATTCCTGGCCTGAAAGTCCACAAAGGGAAGCCATGATCATCAGGACCAAGGAAGAACTGTCAGATCTCCAAGGACGGCTGAAGGAACAGCGGGCCTTCTCCATTGACACGGAGACCTACGCCATCAACGTCCCAGGGAAGCGGACTGACGCCAGAATGCTACCACGGGCTAGGCTTCAGATGGTGTCCCTGTGTTGGGGTGAACCCCCTGACTATGACAGCTACGCCATCCCCCTGGCTGTCAAGTTTCCGGAGTTCCTTTCCACCCCAGACGTGGTCAGAGTCCTCCAGCCGTTCCTTGGGGATCCTACAGTTCTGAAGATCCTTCATAACTCCAACTATGACAAGTATGTCCTGGGGAACCACCTGGTCCCCCTGGTCAGAGTCTATGACACCATGGTGGCCTGTTGGTGCCAGGATGAAAACAGGCCCAAGGGTCTGAAGGCCATGGCTCCTTTGATTGGGCGCTACCAGACACAGACGCGGGCTGTGGACTTCAAGAACGTGGATGTCCTGGCTGAATACGCGGAGCGGGACGCTGTGGTCACCTGGGAGCTATACCTGGCTCTGGAGGAAGGGAAGTCCCCCGTCAAGTCAGTGGAACACATGAGGCTGACCCCAGTCAATTTCAAGCCTGAACCATTGGACACGGACGAAGACGGGAAGCCAGAGGAGCCTGACTACGGGTGGGACCCCAAGATGTCCAGGCGGGAAAAGTTCTTCAGGACACAGGAACAGTCTATGCTTGACGTGGTCCAGGCCATGGAACGGCGGGGGATCATGTTGGACGAAGTCAAGATCAGGCGGGCGGCGTGGAGTATTGAACAAGAGCTGGAGAAGATCCACGGGGACATCCTGGTCACGGCCGGAGGTCATTTCAACGTGGCGTCCAACAAACAGTTGGGACGGGTCCTGTTCGGGGACTTCAGGAAGCCATGGGAGCCTGTGGAAGGGATCAAGGTGGGACTAGGGATCCCCTGTACGAACAGGACGAAGACGGGCCAGGCGTCTGTTGACAAGAAGACGCTGGCGCTGGTCCAACACCATCACCCAATCATCCCCAAGGTTCTCCGCCATTCAGCCTTGACCAAGCTTTACAACACCTACGTCAACACCAAGACGGGGCTCCTGTCCTACACGGATGAAGCCAACGTCCTCCACACGTCCTTCAACCCCGTGGGGACGGTGACTGGGCGGTTCAGTTCCAGTCAGCCAAACCTTCAGAACATCCCCAAGCGGGCGGACGTGGGGGCGGTCTCCATCCGGTCCTGTTTCAGGGCGCGGCCTGGATACGTTCTGATAGACGTGGACTATTCCCAGTTTGAACTACGGATGATGGCCATCTTCTCCAAGGATGACCTGTTGGTGAAGATCTACAAGGAGGACGGGGACGTTCACCAGATGACGGCGGATGAATGTCACGTCACCAGGTCAGTGGCCAAGACTTTGAATTTTGGGCTTCTCTATGGACTTGGACCTTCTAACCTGGCCATGACTCTGACCGTGGAGGGGGAGCCCACGGAAGAGATGGTGGCCAAGCAATACATAGAAAGGTTCTTCAACACCTATCACGGCGTCCGTGACTGGCGGGTCAAGTGGATCAATGAACACAAGAGGCTGAAGCCCTGGGGTTACGGTGTCAAGCTGATCACAGGGCGGGTCAGGTGTATTCCGGACATCATGTCAGGCTCCAAGGACAAGAGACTGGGCGCTGAACGGGAGCTGATCAACAATACCATCCAGGGCTCTGTTGGGGACTGGATCAAACAGGCCATGATCCGCTGTCACCATGACAGGCGGCTCCGGAAGATGGACAGCCACCTTCTTCTACAGGTCCACGATGAACTACTATTTGAAGTACCTGAACCCCTGGCCCTGGAGGCCAAGGCTATCATCACGGACTTGATGGTCCAGCCTCCCCAGGGGTTGACTCAAGAGCTGGTGGTTCCCATCAGGGTGAACGCTGAAATAGGTCCTAATTGGAAGGAGTTGACGGACGATGTTGAAACTGAAGGACGTGAAGAAGGGAAAGAAGAAGAGGGCGCTGAAGCGGCCTGACAAGAAGAAGAGGACCAGGCGGGTGACAGGCCAACGTCAGGGGGTCTCCGTAGACGCCAGACCTACCACGGAGGTCAAGGAACGCTACAGGTCCAGGGTCAGAGAAGAGCGGGAGAAGGCGGGGATCATGAAACAGGTTGACCTGGCCAGGATGGTAGGGGTCAGGCGTCAGTTCATCCACCAGTTGGAGGAACAACAGACCTTCCTGTCCTCCCCCATGGCTCTGATCCTGTCTGAAATCTTTGGCTGTTCCCTGGATGACCTGTATGAAAAGATCAACTGAAGACGCCATAGCCAGCCTTCTGGCGGCCACGGAGAAGAAATACGGGAAGGGCGTTCTGGTCCAGGCGTCAGAGGCTAAGAACCTGGAGATCAGGCGGTTCTCCACGGGCTGTCTGGCGCTGGACTTCGCGCTGTGTGGAGGGTGGGCTGAAGGGCGGATGATAGAGCTGATCGGCCAGTTCTCCACCTGTAAGTCAACGCTTTCAACCCTGGCCTGTGTAGAGTTCATGAAGGCCCATCCTGACGGGTTTGCGCTATACGTTGACCTGGAAGGGTCCTGTGACAAACAGTGGATCAGGAAGTTGGGCGGGGACCTTCGGCGGTTCGTGTTGTCCAGGCCAACAGGCGGGGAGGAGGCGGGGGACGCCCTTGTGGATAACCTACGCCAGCTACGTCAGACGGAAGTCCCTGTCCTGGTCATCCTGGACTCTATAGCGGCCATGATCCCCACCAAGGAGACAGAGGAGGACATGGACTGGAACCAGCCAGGGCTCCACGCCAAGCTGGTCACCAAGTTCCTACGGAAGGTCCTGGTAGAGCTACGCCAGGATCTCCTGGAGGAGAACCCCCAGTTCACGCTGATCCTGACAAACCAGATCAGGGAGAAGGTTGGGGTCATGTTCGGGAACCCGGAGACAGGGACAGGAGGAAGGGCGCGGGAGTTCTTTGTCAGTCAACAGGTCAAGCTGACGCGGGAGTCCTTCGTCAGGAAGAAGGTGTCCGTCCCAGGCGGAAAGGACATCCAGGAGACCATTGGCCTGAAGATCAAGTTCATAGTCCAGAAGAACAAGGCTGGCGGCCCCCAAGATGAACGCGGGTCCTTCAGGTTCCACACCAAGCCCAGGGACGGGAACACGGGGGGCTCCATAGATAACATCACGGACATGGTGGACTACGGCCTACACTACGGAGTCCTGAAGAAGGTTGGGTCCAAGCTTGAATACAGCGGGAACCAGTCAACCCAGAAGGCTTTCAAGGAGGCCCTGAAGACAGACCAGAAGCTATTTCAGGCGGTCAGGAAAGATCTGATCACCTTGGCCATAGACAGGTTCAATTCATGACGGCGTCCAGGTCAACAAAACACGAAACCAAGATCATGAAACGCCACGGAGGACGGAGAAACCCGGCCAGCGGGTCCGTTCCAGGGTGGGAGGGAGACGGCGGAACTGACACCCACCTGACTGAAATCAAGTATACTGACAAGAAACAGTTCACGCTGAAGCTGGCTACCCTTCGGAAGATAGAGAAGGAGGCCCTGGCCCACAAGAAGGACCCGGCGCTGGTCCTGACGTTCTACGATGGACGGCGGGAATTCACCTACGTGATCATCCCAGAAGGGGATTTCCTGGAGTTGAATGATGGGCGGAATTCGTGAGATCAGACAGGCGGCCAGAGAAGGAAAACAGGTCACCATCACCTATTCAAAGAAGGGGACCAAAGGAAAGAAGGGATCCGCCAGGACGGTCAGGCGGAAGGTCTCCGTATACGAAGACAAGTCAGGGAAGATCTGGGTGGACCATCATGGTCACACCAAGTCACTGATCAAGAGGAGGATAGTGGCGGCTGTGGTCACGCCTACCAAGGCCAAACCCCTCTTCCCTGTCAAAATGTGAGGAGAAACGATGTCACTACGGGAAAAACTGGCTGTGGCCACGGCCCCGGAAAGCCTACTGTCACCTGTCATCCTTCAATTCATGGTTGACAATGACGTGGCGGTCAAGACGGGGGAAATCTCCAGACACCAGAACGAACAGGAGAAGCTGGCGGCCATCAGGGCCATCCTGGAAGCGGAAGAGAACATGTCCAAGAAGACAGTGGACGGCTTCCATCCTTCCAGATTGGGCGGCTGTCCCAGGGCTATCTTCTTTGACGCCTTCAACGCTCCCATAGACGTGGAGAAGCTGAAGAGGTCAAAACAGGCGGGGCTTGGGCTTATGAGGATGGAGAACGGGACGTTCACCCACATCAGGCTCCAGTCCATCATGTATAGGATGGGGATCTTGGAGTCCTTTGAAGACAGAGCCCAGGGCTATGTGGATGACGTGGCCTTCTCTGGGCGCTACGATGGGATCATCAGGGTCAGGAAGGGAACCTGGCCATCCTTCAGGGGAGAACACGGGAAGCGGTATCTTCTGGAGATCAAGTCAGCGAATAACAAGAATTTCTGTTTGAAGGCTGGCGGAACACCTGATCAGTTCCACAGGCTACAGATCCAGATCTACCTTCACATCCTTGGCCTGGAAGAGGCCATCCTTCTATACGAAAACAAAGACAACCAGAACCCCCACGATGAACTGATCACCTATGACCCCGTGGAGCTGGAGGCTGGTGTGGAGCTGGCCAGGCGGTTCAATAGGATGATCGGGGACAGGAGGTTCCCAGACAAACCCAAACAAGCCTACTGCTACACCTGTGAATATGAGTCCCTGTGTAAAGGTGGGGCGGGGCTGAAGGAGTTCATGGATGGCCTACCTGAAAAGACCAGTCAGCGGAAAAGACACGCCACCCCCAAGCGGCCCAGTTCAGGAAAAGGTTCTGGATCTGGTAGAAAAAGACGGCTTCTGTTTGCCGATAAAGCCAGAAGGAGATGACACCTGGCAAGATACCCCCCTGGACTTGACGGACATCTCCTACAAGGAACTGGGGGACAGGCTGGCCTACATCACGGGCTGGCTGGAATTCGCGGAGTCCAGGGTTGGCGTGGCGGAGCTGAAAGTCACGGACGCTACCAAGGCCCTGAAGGAAAGGGAGGCGTCCCTACTGGAGGAGGCGGACGCCAAGGACAAATGGAAGTTTGACAGACTACTTCCCAATGACAAGGTCTGGGCGGCCAGGAAGTTCAACCTGGACGTGGCGGAAGCCTACCTGACCATGACCACCAGGATGTTGAAGAAGTTTGAAAAGGGCTACGGGGCCATCTCCAGGGAGATGACACGGCGGGCCAAGGCGGTCTATACTGGACCAACAGGAGACTGATGGCTACTTACCTGACACCCAATTTCACAGTGGAAGAGTTCCTGTGTCCCTGTGGGGACTGTGGGGGCGGGATGATCTCCATAGACCTGGTCATGGTCCTACAGGACCTACGGGACCGGGTGGGGAGGCCCATCTACATCTCTGAAGGGGGCGGGGTCAGGTGTCCTATCTATAACGCTTCCCTCCGGCTATCGTCCCCACGCTCCCAACACCTGAACGCCAAGGCGGCGGACATCACCATAGAGGGTCTGGACGTGGTCACCACCTGGCGGATCTGTCTTCTGGAACCCAGGTTCACGGGCCTGGGATACTACCTGACCCACACCCATGTGGACATCAGGCCAGGCCCACGGGTCTTCTGGAGTTCACGATGACACACAGATCCACGTGGAAAGCGGCGGAACGGAAAGTGGCGGCCTACTTTGACGCCATCAGGATCTCCCTGTCAGGCTCAAATAACCAACAGGCCCAGACAAGCTCTGACACGGATAGCGAAGATTTCTATATTGAAGTAAAATACAGACAAAGGTTCAGCGTCCTGACGCTGTTCCACGATGTTATACAGAAGGCGAAGAAAGAGAAGAAGCTTCCGCTCCTAGCATTGGTGGAAAAGGGGAAACCTGGCTTCTTCCTTGTTCTACGCCAGAAGGACCTGGACGAACTGGTCAAGCGGGTCTTGGAGATGAGACTGGCGCGGGTCTCCTCCTTGGTCTTTGACCAGGCGTCTTTCCTTCAGGACGAAGACACGGAAGAGGAGGCGAACCACGATGACCAAGGACCAGGAAGCCAACGTGACGGATGATGAACTGTATCAGTTCCACCCAGGATCCCTCAAGATCAGCGGAAAGACCAAGTCCCATTCAGCGGGACGCTACGCGGCCAACCTGTGGAGGTCAGGGAAGCGGCCTGTGGACTTTGTCTACCTTGGAGGGAACGCTGGCCAACAGGCGGACAAGGCGGCCCACGCCATGATGATGGAGCTGGCCAAGATCTTCAACATCATAGTGGGGTTTGTTCCTATGCGGGTCATGGTCAAGACGGAGCCTGACGAAAGCGGGAAGACCCACATCAAGGACGCTTTTGTCTGGCGGGCTATTCCGCTAAAGGAAGGAGTGGACGATGGGTAGAGGAAAGAAGAAGTTCCTCCCGTCTACGCTCTTCAGAGGGATGGTGGGCGCGATACAGGCGGCCAAGATAGCGTCAGGAATGGGAGACGCTATCTACCCTGAAGACGTGACACGGGCGGCGCTGGACGTGATCAAGAAAGTGGAGAAGGCCAGGCTGGTCACAGTCATGGCCATGGGCCACATGACTCCAAGTCAGCGCGGGAAACACGCTTGGGCCATCAGGCGGGAGAACAAGGCCAGAGCGGTCAGGGGCCTCCCACCTGTTGGGAACGTGGCGGCCAGGGCCAGACAGGCGGCGGTCAAGCGGGCTGTCCGGGAACAGATCAGGAAACAGAAGGCCAAGAAGAAGTCAGCGAAACAGCGGAAGTCCCAGGCCAAGAAGGCGGCTGTCAAGAGATGGGACAGCTACTACAAGAAGAACCCAAAGAAGGAACCGGCCAAGCGGCGGAAAATGAGGCTTCAGCGGGAAAGGCGGGCCAAAGCTAAGTCCTAACAGTGTTCACTCCCACAGGGCGGGAAGGGGCGTCCCCGGCGTCCCTTCCCTTCCACCACACGAAGTCACGGAAGGACAGGACAATGAAGAAACACGCGGACACAGTTCTACTTCTATCTGGGGGGCTAGACAGCGCGGTCACGCTGTTTGAACTGGTGGTCTCTGGTCATGGCGTGATCTGTGTCTACATTGAACACGGCCAGGCCATGGGGGAATTCAGGAAGATCACCACCAAGTTGGTCAGGGAAGCCAAGAAGCTGTCAGAGGCCATGTGGAAGACCAGGCTGGTGAAGCTGGAGACTGTCAGGATCTCTGACCTGTGGAAGCGGGCGGGGCGGATGTTGGGCCAGGCTCCTGATGTGATGTTTGGTAGGAACCTGGTCTACCTGTCAATAGCGGCCACCTTCGCGGCCAGATACCAGGCCACGGACATAGCCTTCTCCGTCCACATGGAGGACGGCGATGAACCAGGCGCGGTCTACCCTGACCAGTCAGAGGCGTTCATCATGGCGGCCCACAAGGCCATCAGCCAGGGGCTTGGGATGAACGTCAACATCACCACGCCCATCTGGGGATGTTCGGAGGCGGAGCTGTTCTACGCGGCCCACAGGATGGACGTTCTGGACTTCATCCTGGAGACGGTCTCCTGTATGACCTACTTCAGGAAGAGGAAGCTGAACCTGGAGAAACATGACTGGGGACGGGGATGTGGAGCCTGTGTGTCCTGTGAAGTCAGGGCGGAAGGCTGGAGGATCTTTCAGGGGATGTTGGAAGATGACAAGCGGAGGGACCTATGAAGATCTTCAGACACCTGAAACCCCTGGCGGCGGCTCACAGGCTGAAGGATGTCCGGAGCTGTCAGATGATCCACGGCCACACCTACCAGATCAACGTCACGGTCTACGGGGACCCTGACACGGAGATGGTCATGGACTTCTCTGACTTCAGGGACTTTGACAGGTTCTCCCAGTGGGCCATGGACCACAGGATGGTCCTGGACTACGCGGACCCCATCGTGGAGAAGCTGGAGACAGCCCTGGACGGGGAGGAATATGACCTGTTCCTGATCCCTGGTCCTCCTACCGTGGAGAACCTGGCCAGGTTCTTCTGGTACGCTTTCAGGGCTCTGGGCCTTCATGACGCTCTTGGTCACACGGTCCAGATCACGGAGTCACCAGGCGCGGGCGCGGTCTTCAGCGGCCAGGATCCAGAGGACCAGAGGTTCAGGGAGGAGGCGGAAGGGATGGTCCAGGGGTTCCGTTCTTGGTTCCATCCAGAGGACCCCCCAGACTGAATTTTTCTCCCGGGGTGGGTCCCTATAAGCATTTTTTTCTTGACAGGTTTGTAGTCACGTGTTAACGTATGGGACAAAAGTTCCAAAATGGAGGTCTCCAAGAGACAAGGAGGAAACATGAACCAGGAAGCTGTTGGACTGATTGAAGACGCCATGGGGATGTTGAAGAAGGCCCAGGCGCTCCTGACGGGGGAGGCGGTCTCCCCTGAAAAGGCCATTGGGGACAAGCTACGGGTCCTCCCCCTTCTTTCAGAGCTGACGAAGATGAAAAAGGCGGAGCTGACGGCCCAGGCGGCGGCGCTAGGGTTTCAGTTTGAACCCAAGACCAGGGTCCCCATGATGCGGAAGATGTTGGGCGTCCTGATCGGAGCCTATGAAGCGGACCTGGACTATGACCCAACGCTGGAGGAAGCGGAGGAGGCGGGGAAGCTGATTGGCGTGGAGCTGGAGAACGCTGACCTGACGTTCCTTCTTTCCGAAATCTCCGCCAGGGTGGGGGAGATCCTGGCTGACGGGAGTGTAGTGGAGAAGCCAGAAGAGGAGGATGACCAGGATGATGAAGAGGAAGAGCCTACTGGACAGGATAGCGGAGACGTTCAGTCCGGGTCCCAAGAAGAGGACGAAGACCAGGAGGATGAAGAAGACGGGGAACCGGAAGCGGATGGTCAGGATGACGAAGAAGACGGAGATCCGGGCCAGGAAGACGAAGAAGAGGAAGATCCGGAAGAAGCGGGGTCAGGGGATGACCAGTCCGATGAAGAGGAGGACCCTGAAGAAGAGGAAGAAGAGGATGATGAAGAGGACGATGTCAGACTAGCCTTTGACTGGTCCTCCTTCCTGGATCTGGCCAAGGCCATGGTGGGGGATGACTACAAGGACTCCCTGGAAGAGGCCAGGGAATGGTGGGTCCCCAAGCTTCCGGCTGTGGTTCAGGAAGAGCTGAACGGGATGTCTGACAAGGACGTGGTCATCAGGTTTGAAGCGGCCTTCTACGATGACAGCGGGCTCCGTCATGACTGGGGTGAAGGCTACCTTCACAACGGCTGTGGGTTCGCCAACGGACTTCCCCTGGACACCTATGAAGGGGATGACACCTTCACCTGGAAGGACGGAGTAGAGGAAGGCCCTGTTGACACGGAGTTTGTGGGCCAGACAGAGGGACCTGACGGGGTCCAGTATTTCATGATCTTCCCCAACGGGGACGTGGTAGAAGTCATCAAAGCGGAGTAGACATGAAGCGGCTACTGGCTGAAGTATCCAACAGGCTGGTCAACAGACAGGAAATAGTCAACCAGACAGGGCTGGCTATGTTGGCGGGCCAACACGTCCTCTTGAAAGGCCCCCCAGGGATAGGGAAGTCCATGTTGGCGTCCCTTCTCCTTGGGGGGATAAAGGGGGCCAGCGTCTTCAAGATCCAGTTGGCTAGGGATATGAGCCCGGACTACATCTTTGGACCCATGAACCTTCAGAAGTACAGGACCCAGGCGATAGTGGAGCATAACACCCAGGGCTCCCTGGTGGACTGTCATTTTGGGTTCCTGGATGAACTGTTTGACGCCCATCCTGGGCTCCTTCGTTCCATCCTGGAAGTCCTGAATGAACGGACCTTCTCCAGGAACACGGGCCACGTTCAACGCTGTCCCCTGATCTCCGTCTTGGCCACCACGAACTACTACAAGCCAGAGCTGGCCACGGACGCGGTGATGGACAGGTTCTTGGTCAGGATGGAAGTGAACGGCCAGATGTCCCCGGCGGACCAGGTCAAGATGTTCCAACAGTCCATGGACAAGACCCCCATGAAGCGGATGTCTTTCAAACACTTCAAGGCGGCGCGGATGGCGGTCAAGCGGGTCCACATGTCCACGTTCACTCTGTCCTACGTGGCGGAGTTCTTGGACAGTTGTCAGGACGCCTACACGGTGATCTCCCCCAGGCGGAGGGTCTGGTGTCTGGACCTGATGAAGGCCCACGCTTGGCTACGCGGGGACAACGTGGTCACGGCCATAGACCTGGCGGCCCTGTGTTGGGCCATCGTCCCCATGGGCGGAAACCCGGCGGACTTCTGGAAGAAGCTGGAGAACGTGTCCAAGAAGATGGGCGCGGAAGACGCTATCTACAACAATGTCAGGGCGGCGGAGAACCTTCTGGGGAAATTCAGGCGGGCGTTCACGCGGAAGAAGGCTGATCCCAGGTGGCTGACGGAGGTCAGCCAGAACCTTCTACGTCTTGACGCCTACTACACGGGCCTGGCCACCAAGTCCCTAGGACCAGAGCTGGACGAACGGGTCAAGGGAATAGCGGACACCATAGAAACGCTCCGGGGCCAGGCCACGGACGCGCTCCGGGAAAGGGCTACAGATGGAGATAGTGGACGGACAGACCACGAAGGAAGAACAAAAGGCGGCGGAAGAACACGGCGTTCAGTACGGCGTGGAAGGTTCTTTGTTTCTTGACCTTCTGAAGTATCGGCGCGGCGGGCGGGTCCTGTCTAGCCAGGAATTGGGCGTCTTCATGGGACCCCAGTTCACGGAATACTGTCAGAGGCGGGAGCTGATCTCCTCCTTGGAACAGACGCCCTACTGGGGACAGGTCAAGGCGGACTCCCTTATGGAGGAAGCTGAACAGTTGGTGGGAGTCCTCCTGACCTTGTCCAAGATCAGGCGGATCCAGACCTGTCAAAAGTGTAACCTTCAACATCACTGTCTGTTTGGAGCCCACATAGCTGTGGCGCGGCTGGATGACACCACCTATCCGGACAAGCTGGTTCATGAAGACTGTCCTGACCCCCCATCCAGCGGGCTGATCAGTCTGGTGGGCTACGGCGCTGACTATCTGAACAAGCTGTTCTCCAACGTGGTCCAGGGCGGGTTCCTGGGCGGCGCGGCCAAGCTTCCAGAAGGGAAGTTCCTGGAGGCCATCCTTCCCCAGGGGGTCAATGTTCCTATGGACCCCAAGGTGGAGGAGGAGCTGAAGAAGATCCTGGGCGCTGGCGGGACGGACGGTGAAAACGATGAAGACGGCGCTGGCGGGAAGATGTTTGGTGGCGGAGGCCCTGGTGGAAAGGGGAAGTCCCAGTCCACGTTCACAGGATCCGCCTTCCTTGGCGCTGTGGAACAGGTGGCGGGACGGCTGGACGCCAGGATCCTGACCATCCTGGACATAGTCACCTTCATTGAAGGAGCCCTGAATACCCACGAAGACACCCAGAGGAGCAGGACCCCAACGCCAGCGGATGACGAAGATGTCACCACCATCCACGATATTTCCCAGGCTGTGGACGCGCTCCCCAGGGAACAGGCTATGGATGATGATGTCTTCTTCCAGAAGATAGCGGACGGGACGCTGATGGTGAACGAACACCAGGAACACGTGGGGCGTCCCCTTCTCTACATCCTGGTGGATGTGTCAGGGTCCATGATGGACCAGATCTCCGTCAACGCGGCCAAGAAGAGGGGCGGCTGGACGCTGTCTAAGGGCGGCTTTGCGTCAGCCTTTTCCCTGGCCTTCCTGAATGACATCAACACCAAGAACGGGGTGGCCTACTTCCGGGCCTTCGCGGGAAGACCTGGCCCCCTGTATACGGCGAAGACTGACGCGGGCTTTGCTCACATTGGGCGGATCATAGGACTGGCTGACTTCAATGGCGGGTCCACGGCCATAGACGTGGCCTTGAAACAGGCGGTCAAGGACATCAGGAAGGCCCAGGCGGCCCAGGACTCTGACCTTGGGCGCTCCAAGATCCTTCTCCTGACTGACGCTGAACAGGGGCTACGGCCAGAAGACCTTCCCAATTTCCAGGACACGGAGCTACACGTGATCCAGATGTCTGACGCCACCTACTACATGAACACGGAGGACTGGACTGATGACACGCTCTACAACGCGGCCACCAGCTACTCCATCATGAATTCAGCCACGGCTGACCTGGCGGACATCGTGACCACGGTGAAGGGGAGGGACTGACATGTTGTTCACGCTGTCCAAGATCAGGACTGACCAGGGCGCGGCGCTCTTCTGTGTGGCGGCGGCCTACCTGGCTGACAAGAAGGAAGTCAGGCGGGCTGTGGTGGCCACGGGCTTGACGGAAGTCTGGGCCTCCTACTCCAAGACAGGGACCCACGTCTTCTACCCAGGGAAGAACGCGGCCATGGATGACAGGCTGTTCATGGTGGATCTGATCTTCTGTGAACGGGACCTTCTGATGGCTATGGGAGACACGCTGTCCCTGGGTGGGATGGCCAAAGGGTGGAAGATTGACAAGAACTGGCGAAGGACCAACGCGGGGAAGAACTGGCTAGGGAAGGACGAAGAAAGCGGGGAGGCCCTGGTCAAGATCGTGGACACCAACGGGCTGGTCCTGGATTTCTACAACCCCAACAGGCGGCGGATGATCTTGGACGGGGTCCCAGAAGCCAAGGAGTTCACGGCCACCACGCTGTTCAATTTGGACACAGACGTGGACTTTGACTCCTTCATGGATGTCCTGTTGGAGGCCCCGTCTGAAACCTTTGACAGCCCTGAAGAGCTGGCGGCCTTCTACTGGAAGACAGTGGAGGGGGTCACCCAGGCCCACGCTTTCCCGTCCAGGCGGAGGAGACGGAGACCTGGTCAGATCAAGGAACGGCCCAAGGTAGAGAAGGAGAAGCCAAAGCCCCCACCCAAGAAGGAGAAGAAGAACGCGGGACCAGCGGGGAAAGCGGCTACGGCTCCAGACATCAGGACAGAAACCCTGAACGGGATGAAGATGTCCCCCAAGGTCAAGGAAGTCATGGAAGCGGCCATCTCCCTGGTGGTGGATGGCCAGTCAAAGGACAAGGAGGAGGAGCTGGTCAAGCTGACACGCGGGCTGACCCCCCAGGAGTTCAACGAATTCAGGGAAGTCCTACACAAGACAGGAACAGAAGTCAGGGAGGCTAGAAAGTCATGACGGCTCTGTTGTGGATGGACAAGGTCAAGGAGAAGGCGGCCACCAAGGTGAAGGAGCCCCCCAAGAGGACGGGACCAGCCAGGGCGGCGGAGACCTACGGGCGGACCTTCCCCTGGGCCATCAAGACCCAGAAGAAGACCACCAAGGGAGAAGGACCCATCATAGCCTGTGAGCTGTGCGGAGTTCCTACCACACCCCAGGAGCGGATCTGGGTCAACACGTGGAACATCAAGGAGAAGAGGCTGGAAAGGGCGGGCGTGGATTGGAAGCCCACCCATTTCCTGGTCTGTCGGGCCAGGTGTGCCAGGCGTCTGGAGAAGATGGGCGGCTACCTGGATGAAGGAGATGATGACTGATGACGTTTTTGGAAGAGGTCACCATGACCATGTTTTTGGTCTGTGGGTTCTTCTTCTTCCTGACCATGACCATTCTGTTGGTTCTGGCGTCAGGGTGGCTGACCTGGGCTATCTTTGACTGGTTCACGGAGAAGCGGAGGAAGAGGAAGTGAAATCCAGGGCGGCCAGGATGACACCGGTGTCAAGGAGGATGACAGCCTGGCCACGGGTCACATCAAGGCGTGGGTTGGGGCTAGTGACCTATCATTTCAAGGAGGACTGAATGGCGGAGACTATCCTGTTGGTTTGTAAATGTGCGGCGGCCATCTCCATCACGGGGCTGGTGATCTTGTTCTGTCTGACTGGAGCTGTGGGGCTGGTCAAGCTTCTGGCGAAGATGGCGGACATAGACATAGACACCCCACCTGAAGAACAGGGCTGGAAGGAGTCCTGGTCAGATAGGAAGAAGAAGTGACCAGGATCTTCTTTGGCGGCTGTGACGAACGGTTCTACTTCAACCTGGCCACGGAATACAAGGTGGACGCGGTCCTGGTATCCTATTGGAAAATGAGGGAAAGACCAGACATCATAGTCCAGAGGAAAGAGGCCAACCCAGACGTGGACTTCATGGTGGACAGCGGAGCCTACACGTTCCAGAAGAAGGGGCGGGAGCTGGACACGGATGACTTCAAAGCCTAATGGGTTGGGCTGGAACAGGTCATGGAATGGTGGGACCTGTTTGACCAGCTACGGGTCCCTGTGATCAGGGTCTTCCATCCAGAGATGGGGCCACAGGTGTGGGAGACCATGTGTCAGCGGTTTCCCTACGTGGGGATCACCAAGGGGCTGAACAGGGAAGTGGTAGAGGATCTGACAACACTGGCCAGGGCCTATCTGTGCCGGGTCCACGGCTTTGGAATAACTGATGACTGGTCCATGAAGAAGGGGATCTACTACACCACGGACTCCACCACCTGGAAGACCACGGAAAGGTGGGGCTGTCTATACTACTGGGATGACGCTGAAGAGAAGGTGAAGACGCTGTCACGCCACAGACAAGATGACTGGGTCCAGATGAAGGAGGACTTTGAAGCGGAGGGGCTTGACTGGTCCAAGATAGCCAAGAGGGAGAAGGCGGAGCTGTCCAGAACGGCGCTGATAGCCTACACGCGGCTTCAACATTGGCTGGATGAACGGAAGACCACCACCCCATACTGGGATTTCAGAGTTCCCCCTGGACCCCTGTCTGATCAAGATGTCAATGACTGGGTCAAGAAGTTCAGATGGTACGCGGTCAAGGACTTGGAACAGCGGCGGGCCTACGTGGAAATCATCCAGGCGCTACAGAATGGGCGGAAGCTACGGGAGTGGGATGACTCTGATGTCTGTTCTGTAGTGGCCTGGATCCTACAAGAGGAGGTCATAGAGGAGGTCACCCCTGGGGTGATCATGAGAATGAACGCGGCTTTAATGCCCAAACTACGGAAGCGGCTTCTGGTCCCAACGATCAAGGACAAGGAGCCAGAGACCAGGGAGGTCACCATGACCACCTGGGACGAATTGGAGGGCTGATCATGCCTGGATCAAATGAGAAGAAGTGGTTCTACAAGATCTACCAGTCAATCAGGGAAAGTCTCCCATCTTGGCTCCAGAAGATCCTGGACAAACAGATGGAGAAGTATGAACCTTGTGAAGTCTGTGGGTCCTATGACCACAAGACGAAAGACCACCCACCTGACCCCATAGAGTTCAGGCTTCCTGAAGGACCTGTCTATGACGGCGCGGCGGCCAGCGGAGCCCATACGGGGTTTGTCCTGGCCACGGAGAACTATGTGGCCCAATACATTGGAGGCCAGGACAGGGGATCCTGTATCTGTTTCATCCATGTCAGGTTTGTGAACGCGGAGACGGGCCAGGAGGTCAAGTATTCCTACGGAGACCTGGAGCCCAGGAACGAACCAAAGGACCCCAGTCTTCCCTACTGTGACTGTCCTGGGGACGCTAGGAACTGGACGCGGGCGGATGACCACGGGAACCCCAACGCCAAGCCCTATCTGTACGCCA